ATTATATAAAAATAATCAACTTAGATGAAGGTCTAGTTCCTTTTGACATGTATGATTTTCAGAAAAAAATCTTAGAAGATTTTCATAACAATAGATTTAACATCGCAAAACTACCTCGTCAAACAGGTAAGAGTACTACTGTTGTGGCTTACCTATTATATTATGCTATCTTTTATGACAGTGTTAACATTGGTATACTCGCTAACAAGGCAAGTACTGCAAGAGAACTACTTGGAAGACTTCAATTAGCATATGAGAATCTACCAAAATGGATGCAACATGGAATATTAGTTTGGAACAAAGGTAATGTCGAACTTGAAAACGGATCTAAAATACTCGCTGCTTCTACATCTGCTAGTGCAGTTAGAGGTATGTCCTTCAACATTCTATTCCTTGACGAGTTTGCATTCGTCCCTAACCACGTCGCAGAGCAATTCTTTGCCTCGGTTTATCCTACTATTACTTCTGGTAAATCAACTAAAGTCATAATTATATCTACACCCAATGGTATGAACCACTTCTATAAGATGTGGGAAGATGCTAGAAACGATAAGAATGATTATATAACTAACGAAGTTCATTGGTCTCAGGTACCTGGTAGAGATAAGAAGTGGAAAGATGAGACAATAAAGAACACATCTAAAAGACAATTTGCACAGGAGTTTGAATGCGACTTCCTAGGATCTGCTGATACACTTATCAGTCCATCTAAATTACAATGCATTCCGTTCAATGACCCAATTAGAAGCAATGCAGGACTTGATGTTTATGAGAGAGCAGAAGAAGATCACGAATATATTATTACTGTCGATGTTGCCAGAGGAATTGGTGGCGACTATTCTGCTTTCATCGTGTTTGATATCACCACTCTCCCGTACAAGATCGTTGCGAAGTACAGAAATAATGAGATTAAACCTGTACTGTTTCCCTCGGTCATATTTCAAGTAGCAAAGGAATATAATAATCCTTATATACTTGTCGAGGTAAACGACGTAGGTGATCTTATAGCAGCAACACTAAACTATGATCTAGAATATCCTAACGTACTCATGTGTGCCATGAGAGGTAGGGCAGGGCAGATAGTAGGACAAGGATTCTCAGGTAACAAAACACAACTAGGTGTCAAGATGAGTGTAACTGTCAAGAAGATCGGTTGCTCCAATCTCAAAGCTATTATTGAAGAAGATAAGTTATTGTTTAATGACTTCCAAATCTTTCAAGAGTTAACTACGTTTGTACAAAAGAAACAAGCATGGGAAGCAGACGAAGGTTATCATGATGATCTAGTCATGTGTATGGTATTGTTTGCATGGTTAGTCATGCAAGAGTATTTTAAAGAGATGACTGACCAAGATATAAGAAGAAGAATATATGAAGAACAGAGAAATCAAATAGAACAAGACATGGCACCATTTGGTTTTATAGATGATGGTATGGGAGATGATACATTTGTAGATGCTGATGGATCATTCTGGTACGGAGATAAAGAAGAAACGGTTGATTATATGATTCCTGATTTGTAATGGATCTTGATAATCAGTTTGAGTTAGAACATTTATTATTCAAAGACAGAGAGTGTAGAACTTGTAATCAAATTAAGAATCTACTAGAAGATTTCTATATGTCGAGGAAACAAAAGAAAGGTTTGCCATCTGCATATTCTTATGAATGTAAAGAGTGTACGATTAAAAGAATAACAATAAAAAGAAAAAGTAAAAAGAAAATCGTAGAGGGTCAATATCCAGACTGGTAGAGTGTTCGTGTGTTGTTTCCCCTGTGGAGTGATGGAAATCTCTAAATACTTTTAGATAAATTGATATCTTAGAGGTAAAATTAAATGGCAAGTCAAGTCTCGCCTGGTGTTGTTATTAGAGAACGTGATCTATCTACTGGTGTTTTGACTGGAGTATCTGGACTACGTGCTGGATTCGCTTCATCATTCCGCAGTGGACCTGTAGGCAAAATTACAAATATAGGATCTGAAAGAGAATTACTTAATACTTTCGGAGCACCAGCTGAGGCAAACGCTGCAGACTGGTTAGTAGCAGGAGAATTTCTCCGTTACGGTGGACAACTAGCAGTTGTTCGTGTAGCAACTGGCGTATTAAACGCAACGTTGGATGGTTCAGCAGTATTAGTCGGATCAAAATCTGATTACGATGCTGGTGCTGGTTCATCAGAAAAGTTTATTGCTCGTACTGCTGGTGCAGACGGAAACAATCTTTATGTTGTTGTAGTGGACAAAGGTCCTGACTTTACAATCGTAAAAACTGGACACGGTTTAAGTGTTGGTGGTACATACACTGATGACGGTGCTGTTGGACATGAGGTTGTAGAAGTTGTTGACGCAAACACAGTTAGAATTATTCAAGGAACTGCTGCTCCTACTCCAGCATCTGGAGATACATCAACAGCATTCAGTAATTCAATGTGGAACGCAACTACAATTGGATCAACTGGTTTAACATATAAAGAAATAGGTCCTAGACCTGGTACTTCAGCATTTGCATCAGAGCGTTATGTTTCATATGACGAAATGCATGTTGCAGTTATTGATACTTCAACAAATACAGTTGTTGAGAGAATGACATATCTCTCTAAGATATCTGACGCTAAGTCTGCAGAAGGTTCTTCAATCTACTGGAAAGATTACGTCAACGAATTCTCTGGATACATTTACGCTAGTGCATTAACATCTGCTGAGTTTACTACACTAGGATCAGATCCTGGTGCTGCTGTTGCATCTTACGGTGCTACATCTGCTGCACCTATCTCTATAGCAAGAATTCTTAAGACTGCTGGTGGATCATTATCAGGTGGTACTGATGACTATGCATATACTACAGGAGAAATTTCTGCAGCATATACATTATTCCAAGACACAGAAGAAACATCACTTGATTTCGTTCTTATGGGTGGATCAATGGGTTCTGAAGCAGACACTCTAGTAAAAGCGGGTGCTGTTGCTGCTGTTGCAAACACAAGAAAGGATTGCATCGCATTCATCTCACCGTTTAATGGTAACCAAGTTGCTACATCTGGTGGTTCCGCACTGACTCCAGCATTACAATTAGAAAATACTATTGATTACTTCTCTAGTATTGGTTCTAGTTCATACGTTGTTAAGGACAGTGGAATCAAATACACATACGATAGATTCAACGACAAGTATCGTTACATCGGTACTAACGGAGACATCGCTGGTCTATGTGTTTCTACTTCTACAATTGGTGACGACTGGATTTCTCCAGCAGGAACATCAAGAGGTGGATTACAGAATGTAGTTAAACTTGCATTTAATCCTAACAAAGCACAAAGAGATGATCTTTATACTTCAGCAATTAACCCTGTAGTATCATTTCCTGGTGCAGGTCCTATCTTATTTGGAGATAAGACTGCTCTTGCTTCACCATCTGCATTTGATAGAATCAATGTTAGACGTCTTTTCCTCAATATTGAGAAGAGAGCAAGACTACTTGCAGAAGGTGTGTTGTTTGAACAGAACGATACTATTACTCGTTCAAGTTTCAACGCTGCACTTAGTGGATATCTAAGTGAAATTCAAGCACGTAGAGGAGTAACAGACTACTTAGTTGTTTGTGATGATACAAACAATACTGCTGAAGTTATAGATAGAAATGAGTTTGTCGCAGAAATATTTGTGAAACCAACTCGTTCTATCAATTATGTAACTGTGACTGTTACAGCAACGAAGACAGGAGTTACATTCTCCGAAGTCGTTGGTAGATAATTAAACAAAAGGTAAAAACAAATGGCAACTAACAACGTATCTTCGTTTCTCCAAGTCATTGGTCAAGGCGTCAAGCCTAATATGTTCAATGTGGACATCCAATTTCCTTCTGGTTTCAGCGATGCAACAATCAACGATTTAGCAGGAGGAGCATTAGCATCTGAAGGTGCTGGTGCAAATGCAGGAAAAGAATTAACTTCTATTCTTTGCAAGTCCGCAGCATTACCAGGATCTAACTTAGGTGTAATCGAAGTTCCTTTCAGAGGTAGAACAGTTAAAATCGCTGGTGATCGTACCTTCGATACATGGACTGCTACATTCTTTAACGATAAGAACTTCAAAATCCGTGCTCTATTTGAGTCATGGGCAAATGAAATCAATACTCACGCTGGTAACACTGCTGAGAGATTTCTCCCAGATGCTGGTGGAGATGGTTACATGGCAAATCTATTTGTCACACAACTAGAAAAAGATGCTACTGCTGGTGGTTCTGCAATCAGAACTTATCAGTTACATCATTGCTTCCCAACTAACGTTTCTCAGATTGATCTTGCATATGATAGCAATGATCAGATTGAAGAATTCTCAGTTGAATGGCAGTACGCATACTTCACAGCAGAGAAGGCAAAGGGTGGATCACAAAATCCCGCATCAACTAGAACAGAAGTGGCAACTGGAAAAGTCGTATAATTAACTCTGCTAAATATAAGTAAGAGCACTATTATGACTAGGTAGATGAGTCAATTATTTGGTTTCCAAATACAACGTAAGGAGGGAAAGAAGGGTCAGTCCCCTGTCCCTCCTAATGCTGAGGAGTCGATTGCGGTAGCAGCTGGCGGTTATTATGGAACATATGTAGATACGGATAATCAAGCTCGTAATGAATTTGAGATGATCCGTCGTTATCGTGATATGGCATTGCATCCAGAAGTGGACAGTGCGGTTGACGAAGTTGTAAACGAATTTGTCGTGAGTGATGCTCACGATACACCAGTAGAAATAAATCTAGACAATCTAGATGCTGGTATGGGTATTAAGAAAAAGATTAGAGACGAGTTTGAATATATTAAAAGACTTTTAAACTTTGACAATCGAGCACATGAGATTGTTAGATCTTGGTACATTGATGGACGTTTATATTATCATAAGGTAATAGATTTAGAGAACCCAAAGAAGGGTATTACTGAACTTCGTTATATTGATCCTATGAAGATCAAGAAGGTCAGACAAAAATTAGACAACAAACCGAAAGATTCTCTAGGAAAGCAAGCAATTAAAGGCACTGCACTTGAGTATGAATACGGAACATTTATAGACTATTATCTTTATAATCCAAAAGGTTTTTATAAAGGTGGAGTTTTAGGACCTATTGGAGACATGTCATTGTCTCAAGGTGTAAAGATGGCAACGGATTCCATTACATTCTGTCCATCTGGTCTACAAGATTTAAACAAGAGAATGACTCTTGGTTTCCTACACAAGGCAATTAAGGCAATCAATCAACTTAGAATGATTGAAGACTCTCTAGTTATATACAGACTTTCTCGTGCACCAGAGAGAAGAATATTTTATATTGATGTAGGTAATCTACCAAAGGTAAAAGCAGAGCAATATCTCCGTGACGTCATGGCACGTTATCGCAACAAGTTAGTTTACGA